ACTCTTCTGCTATCATGCTCAAGATTCACATTATTGAAATTCTCTCTCCTTGCATAATCAAAAACAATATCCTTGATTGCTTGCTTTGAAAAGTTCACATAATACTCCTCACCAGTCTGAGGATCTCTTCTGAATATGGGTGTGTCCGCAGATATAGCAACACCAGTGATGACTTGCTCCTCATCATTGAATTGATAAGCAACTTTTTTGGAGAAAGTCTGAAAGGATTTCTCATGTGCTGGATTGGCAACTAATGAATTGAATGATACTGTTGTCTCTGGATCATCCAGGTCAATGATAATATCATAAAGAGGTAGTTCTCTAATCATATAAATATTATGTAAATTTGTTCGAAATGAATTTTGTATATCCATATCACAGCAAGGCTGAGTCTGACTTTGAAATCACTCAATCAATTAACTTTGTGAGGATGGCATTTCCTGATGCTCAGATATGGACCATTGGCAAAGCTGTGAATGGAGTCAACAATATACCTTGCACTCAATATAACAATATCAGAGGAGTAGATGTGACTAATAGGATTCTAACCTTTTGCAAAGAGATTGGTGGAGATTTCATCTATATGAATAAAGATTTCTTTGTCACTAAGTTTTGGCAACCTCATGTGGCGATTAAGATGGGATCAATGATTTTAAACCATGAACATCCACCACATACTCAGATAGCTCAGAATAATACTTTGGAATTCTTGAAATATAACAAGTTCACAGCTTACAATTATGAGACACATACACCGGTGATGATGAACAGCAAAAAGCTGATTGATCTATTCGACAATATCAACTGGCAAGATGATAATCACTTCATCAAGTCAATCTATTGTAATGTGTACCAGGTACCATCAAAGGATGGATTCAATTGCAAGATATCTGTCCCCTCTATTGCCAAGGCTCAGGAATATATATCCATTCAGGGATGTTTCTCAACTGGAGATGCATTCTGGAATAAGACTTCTGTTCATTGGATTAAAAAGTACTCTTAGCTTCTTGTAATTGTACTTTATTCTGAGTATTTGTAATATCAGATTCCAAAACAACTACTTGTGATGTTGTTGTCTGTGTTTGTTGCCCTTGACCAAGTTGATTTAAATCTGTTGTCTGAGCATTTGTATTTGCAGTGAATGAACTTGATGATGCTCCAGCAGAGGCAGTCCCTCCTCCTCCTAATTGTGGTGGTGTTGGAGCTGAGCCAGCTTGATATTTCTGATTCATCACAGCCAATGCTTGTGTGATACCTATCAATGATGCTGATGCAATGGCAGCGATACCAGCTGGAGATGGTGGTGGACCAAACTGAGCAATACCTTTTACAATTGCACTGGCTGTGTCAATTGCAATCTGAGCAAGTCTCAATGCTTTATCTCTTGCGAATTGTGCCTTCTTAATTTTTTCCTCTTCATTATAAGCCTTGAGCTGAACTTGATATTTTTGCTGTGCAAATTTCTCCTCAATCTGTTTCTTTTGATCAGCTGTTAATCCTTCTTGATTAAGTTGAGCCTGAAGATTAGCATCAAGATTAGCAAGGTCAGCATCTCTGTTCTCAGCAATTGAGTTCAATCTTGCTTGGTCAATTTCATTAATAAGAGCATTGATTTGTTTCAATGCATCCAATCCTTTCTGAGCTCCTTCAATTGCATCGTTTACAGACTTCAAAGATTCCTCTCTTGCCTTGATTTCATTTTGCTTGGCAATGTCAGCATATTTCTTATCAATCTCTGCTTTCTTTTTACGATATTCCTCATCCAGTTTTAACCTGGCATCATATTGCTCCTCCTCATCAACTGATGCTTGTGTATTGATAGCATCTTGCTGTTTATACCATTCCTCAAGATCAAGCAATTCATTCTCTTTATCTGAATTCATGAATCTGACAAACTTATTTCTAAGCTCTCTTTTCTTAGCTTCATTTTCAGCTATCTTGTCAAGCTCCATTTTATTGTACTTGTTGACAATAGCCAATCTTTCTGCACCTTCTTGAACTGATATCTGATATAACAACTGAGCATTTCCATGAGCCTGGTCTCTCATCTTATCATACTTGATTGTAGATAACAATAGTTCCTTCTCAGCATTCTCAGCCATCAAGTCAAGACTCAATTGGAATTGCTCATCTTCAGCCTTGATTCTTTCTTCATTTGCTTTACGTTCTAATTCAGCTAATCTCTCAGCTTCTTTCTTAGCTTCAGCTCTTCTCTTCTCAGCTCTATCTCTGGCTTTCTTAGCTCTTTCTTTAGCAGCTTCATCCTCTTTCTTATCCTCTTCAATTCTTAATATTGTTAAATCCTCAGATGCTTTCTTATTAGCTTTATATTGCTCACTTGCATTTTTCTTAGTTTCATTTAGTGATTTCTGTAATTTCTTAGCTCTATCACTATCAGCATCACCAGATGCTTTTAATATCTTAATCTCAGCCTCATATGCTGCAATCTTCTCTCTTTGCATTTGCAATATTGCACGACCAGATTTCAATGCAGCCTGGAGTTTCTTTTCCTCCATCTCCTCAGTATTTTTTCCAGCTGCTTGTGCCTTTCTGATTTCAAATGAATAGTTATCATCAACAGCTTGAGCTTTGCGTTTCTCAGCTGCTATTTTCTTATTCATTTCTTTCTCTGTGGAATCTGTTCTTTCTCTTGCATTTTTCTTTAATCTTGCTGTCTGCTCATCATCAACAACACCGAAATATTCAAGAGCTTTTATGACTCCATAAACAACACCAATCAATGGGAATAATGTGGCAATTAAAATCTTAACTCCTGGACCAAGTTTATTAAACCAGTTATAAGCCTTCATAACTGCTTCAGTAACCTTATCCCAATTTGCAACTAATAATCCAAGACCAACAACAAGAGCTCCAATACCAGTTGAAATCAATGCTATTCTAAATAGCTTCATGGCTGTTGTTGCTCCTCCAGTTGATGTAGCAAGAGCAACATTAGCTCCAGTTTGTGCTTCAGTAGCAGCGACATTTGCTAATGCTGGTGCAATTGATCCAGTCAAGATAAAGTTCTTAGCTTTCTCAAGACCATTTCTAACTTGCAATCCAAGAATAGATTCTGAATTTAAGTTATTAGCTATGACGCTAACTGAGTTAACTAATCCCTGAACAGCTTGCAATTTAACCATTGTCTCAGCAAGTTTCTCATTCTCAACACCAGCCAATGCCGCTGCCGATTGAATCCCTTGAAATGCTGCTACCCCAGTCTGAACTCCTTGCAATGCTGTGTCAACTCTTCTAAAATCAGATGATAATGCAGCAGTCTGAGCTTTGATATCTCCTATCTGATCCTTTAAGTTACCAGCATTTGTAATGGCTTGCTTTCCTACCGGCGACTCATTACCAGCTTGTGCTGCTAAGTTCTGATACTCTCGCATCAACTGAGTCATCTGACGCATAGTCAAACCTCCAGCTTCAAGTCGCTTGTTTAACTCAACAAGCTTCTGGTCAAACTGAGCCATGCCAGTTGTTGACGCATCTTGTGCTGTTTTCTGAGTCTCTCTTAAATCTTGATTGAGAGTATCAACAGCCTGGTCAAATGCTTGAATGTCTTGAACACTTTTGCCAGTGTCAACCTTTAATGAAAATACTGCTGTTTTTTCAGCCATTATTGTTGTATTGATTCACTCCATTCAGGAGTATTCATTAAATCTAAACATTCAGCATGACTTAGTAACTCCAAAGGAACAATTGTTCCATCTGTTATAAAAGTAGGTGTTTGTTCCCACTTCAAAACGAACTTAGAATTATCCAAAGACTTTCTAACTGTATCCGCACTCGTTTGACCTACCTGATTAAAATCCACTTTCAATAAGTCATTAATATCTATTATTGCGTATGTGTCTGTCATATTCTTAAATTAAGGAACATCTGTAACTCGATCACCATTTTCCATATTAATAGAACCTAAATCATAGCTACCTATATTGTCATTAAGCAACCATTGCGAACCACTCCAAGAATCATCATCACCCATTCTCCACCAATGCGTTGGAGGCGCAGCCAAAGTTGATAAATCAAACGGGTCGCCACTGTTATAAATAGCAGCTGCATTTGCATGTTGGTCAGTTCCCCAAATTGCAACCTCATCAACATTTCCTAATATAGGAGCTTGATATCCATTTGAGTCTTCACCTACCCAAATTTCACCACTTGAAACAGGGAAAGTTGTTCCCAATGCATTCGCTGTATTATAAACATCTACTCCATTAACAAATGGTCTTATTTTATTAGCTTGTGTACCCTGAGATAAATCAAAACAAATTAAGATATGATTCCAAACACCAGCCGTTATAACACCTGTATTACTTCGACAAAATGAAGTTACTGCACTTACTGAAATATCTAACTGTCCCGTTGTTCTTAACCAAATTAAAACCTGAGAATTGCTTGAAGTTGTATTTCTTGGAATATGAAATAAAATCCTACTTGTTGTTAAATTAGTAGGTTTTATCCACATTGACAAAGTGAATTTATTTGTACCGTCCAACTCGCTAAATGTAGTCGAACCTTTTGCATATTCATCCACTCCATCAAATGATAATGAATATTGATTTGTGAATGGAGCAACCCCTCCGCCTTTCGCTAATATTCCATGTGTTGCTAAAAACATACTATTTCCGTATCCAATACCATTCATAATACTAAACAAACCGAGCCAGATGTCAATGTCACTGCACTGAACTTGGCTCCATTAATAGGTCTGATAATTGATCCAGCTTTCACAGCTGTTCCAGTTGCTGCAATGTATGTTGACTTAACATCAACACCAGCAACCTTAATCGATGAGAATACTGTGTCCTCCAAGACAACAATGGCATCATGTGATACCTCTTTCTCAACTGTGTTATTAACTATGAACGTCCCTTGTTGTGCTACCAACACACTATCTGATATTGCCATTTTATTTTATTTTTATGTTGTTATATCTCCAGCTAATGCCCATTCATTTGAGCCTATCTTTATTAATGATGCTTCAGCGTATTGTGCTGAAAGCTTTGTCTTGCCACCAGAGGATCTCAATGTTACTCCTCCAGATGTTGTGACAGTTGTCTGACCAGCACCATATTGAATCAACAATATTTGCGTTCCTATTGGAAAGTTAACTGATGATTCAGCTGGAATCCTTAAGTCATTGGCTGATCCACTATTGAGCTTTAATAATTTGCCAGCATCACTCAATTGCAATGTTGTCAATGATGCTGTGTACTCAACAATATTCAAAGCATAAGTCTTGATAGCCTCTCTGATCTGAGCTCCAGTCATTTTTCTTGATACATAAACACCAGGAGAGACATATGCCTCAACCTCCATGATGTCATCATCTGCAAATGTGGATGTACCTAATGCTGTTAAATCTTGAATCCTTATTCCCATTATGCTTGTATTTGTCTTATTTGACCATCATCTGTCACTCTGAATTCAGCATCTTGTGTGAATCTTGCCAATGGATCGCTGAATGGATCATATGGTGGAGTCACTATTGTTGTTTGAATACCTTCTCCCTCTATTATGCGAATCAGTTCGACAACTGTTGATACATTCTTTCCACTCTGATAGTCACTAACTTTTAATAAGCGATATACAACACCATCAATCTGAATTAAGTTTCTGAAATCAAGACTATTGATGTCTGATGGTCTCAGCATCACTGAGCATGTCACTTGCTTTCCATATCTTGAAATCAATTCCTTGATGAATTTTTCATGATATAAAAACAAGTTATTTGTTGTATAGCTTGATGTGGACCAGAACACATAGTCAGGAACACCAAAGTTAAAATCAAATGTTGGAGAATCTAAACTATTCAAATGACCAACATAAGGATAATCAGCTTCAGCATTGTCAACACCATTCTCATCTCTATGCACCCATGCTCCAGTTCGCAATCCACCAAGTTGAACAATGAATGGCTTGCCTTTCTTCTTCTCAATAAGACTTGTCCCATCTTCATTGAACTTAACCTGGAATGATCTTGGAACAATCAAATCAGTAAATGATCCAGGTGAATCATCTGGAATTCTACATAATAGCTTTTGACTGAATGGTAATTTAAAATCAGTATCATTTGTGGCAAATTGACTTTGACTCTGAACTAAGAATGAACCATATTGTTCTTGGACATCATCTAAATATCTCGTGTTCCAATAGTCATCATCTTGCTCAAATTTAAAGTTGTAATTCTTAGCACTGAAATTAATTGTTGGCTCAACCTTAATCTCTTTTGATCTATCTAATTTATAAGTCCAATCAATAGCATCACCACTCGCATTGTAGAAATCACTCAATGGCTCAATCTCTAAAATACTCGCATCATCAACAGATGGCTTGACATACAAGTTGAATGCAGTTACTAATCCTTTAAAGAACTGGTCACATGTCATATCTGGAAGGAATGCATCCAAATAAACTATACTACCAGCAGTTAATGATTGCTCTGATTTTAAAATATCAAGAGTCGCTGTGTTGCTGACAATAGTCGTTGTTAATGTTTTTGATGAAGCGGTAAATGGTATAGCAATAGAATCAAATATTTTGTAATTTACAACAAATGTTAATTCATCATTAATCATCAAATTGATATCTCTAAAATAATTAAATGTGTATGATGTATTAAATGGAAGAGCTTGATTGTCTAAGTTTTGAGAATAAATTTCATCCTCTGATATTAAATTATTGTTTTTAAATATCTTTAATTTTACACGAAAAAAAGTAGTTATGCTTCCACCAATAGATGAGTCTAATTCAAAGTCATGTGTTCCTGAATATTGTATCTTAAACAAGCCTTGACTTGCTGATACAAATTTTAATGGATCACTCGTTTGAGCTTGGTTTAAATTGTCTTGAGTTATTGTTGCAAAATAATTTTTGTCGCATTCACCATTAGCATATAGAATTGCATTAGAATTTGTAAAACCAATATCAATCAAAGCTGCAATTGCTGGATTATTATCTTCTGTTGTGAATATACTCTCATTATCTGCTTGTGACGATGTTATGGTTGGTAAATCACCACCAGGATATGCAACTAATAATTTTTTAAACAATTGACTCTCAAAAAATGAACTGCTCCAAGTTATACCAGCATAACTGAATGCTCTGTCCAATATATCATAACAGAATACTTGTGGTGGAATATGTTCAACTCCAAAGGTGTCCGGTGTAGGACGTGTGTACCCGTAATCAATCAAGCCGTAGTAATAGCCTCTACCCGTCCACCCTTGTGAGTCTTGATTGCTGGATGGAGATCCATTCAATTGAATGAAACCATTCCAAGTATCTTGTTGGTTGGCATATGTTAAATCATGGTTATATTCTGACCATCCAAGTTCATTAACTTTAATCTTGGCAAGTCTTGATATGTAGTCAATCGTATCACTTACCAATGTGATGTCAAATGACCATATGCCATTCAATAAACTACAACTCATCAATTGAGCTATACCATTAAACTCAAGCAAGCCATTCTGATAATATTGTGCCTCAGCCTTGATGCTTGGATCAAAGTCAACAAAATCAGCTTCAGAGATATTCTCAGTTGCCGACAAGGTGAATACACTGAGCATAAGAGCTGTGTTGTTCTTTGTGCCTGGCAATGTGATAGTCTTAGACTTATTCCCCTTGCGAGCTGATAAATCCTTGATATCATTGATGTTGAATGTCAATGGGAATGGTGCATCCTCATTAATATCAACCAATCTACCATTTATGAATAGTTCTCCAGCCATTAGTTAAGTTGTGATCTATATGTGTATGTTCTCTCTATTGTAACTTGCTCTTGAATCAAGCCATCTCTTCTCCTTGTCTTGAGTTGATAACTTGTGTTAGTTACCTTCACTGGCTCAAATTCAGTTGAATTATCTTGCTCAAGATAAACTATTGGAGAATTAAACAATGAATTAACAAGCCATTGTTGAACATCTTGATTTATCCAATCTGAATTCAAAATTAATTGGTCAGTCTTTGTCTTAGCAAAATGAATCTTCTGACCAGAATACAATGGATATGTGTAACTTGTACCATCCCATACTCCAGGATCTCTTTGATAGTCAAATGCCTGAATAGTTGCTGATTCAGTTGATACCAATGCAAAGGTGAATGAGTCCCAAGATCCAAGCTTATTCAACCAATGCAATCTATACGTCTGATATCTCTTACAATCAGTATCCATATAAATTAAAAACGGACCAATAAACTTTAACAAGCCAGTACTAACAACAATTGAATAATTATAACAATCATCAAAATTAGCTTGAGTAATACTTGTATTTGATATTATCTGTTGTGGACCAACATTCAAAATATTGAAATCAGTATTTGTTAAATTAAACGTATCACTTACAATTATATTTGTTTGGATATCATATAAGGTGATATTTAAAATACATGCGGCAACACCAGTCTGCTCAAAATATCCTAAATAGAAATTCTCTTCCATTCCACATAAAGCTCTTTTTGTTGTTGGAAAAAAAGTTAAGAATGATGCGAATGTAGTAATGTTTGGATCATAATTATCAGGATCCCAATTTATCCAGTCTGCATATTCAAGAGCTCCATTGAATGCTTTTAATGTTGTGCTTGTATCACTGGCTTGAATAGTCGGAGTCGTTCCATACTTTTCATATACCTTGATGTAATATTCAACCAATCCTCCAGTTGCATCATATTCAATATTGGTTGTTATTGTTGGATTCACCAGAACACTTTGCACTGCCTCAGATACATCTATCCTTCCAAGCGTATTGAATTGTCTGAACACTTCTTGAGTCAGTCTCAATGTGCCATTAACATAAACCTCAACAACAAATGAAAAGTTAGGTTGTGCTGTCTGGTCACTGCTGAATGTAAACACCAATGGATTCCCAGCTGGTGCAATTAGTTTTGGCTCATCATATATTGTTACTGCCATGTCTTTGTATTTTTATCAAATGTAATCTCAAACATTAAACCAGTCAACTCCAACAAGTCATTAGCTATCCTTTCCAATACCTTGTCATTAACCACATTATTAGTAATGTTCTTTGGTTTCAATCCCCTCTCTTTAATGTTATAGCTGACAGCGTATGCATGTTCCATGTCAAGTCCTTTCCATTCACTGATAGCCTTTGCCATGTTATGACTAACCTCTGGATATCTAAATGAATATTGACTGCCATAGTTGCTTGTGCCAACAGCATTGACTCCTTCATCAACAAATGGATAGTAGTCATCAGCGACAAGTCTGAACGACATCTTTCCAGTTGGAACTGGTAAAACAGATGCTTGCAATCCACCAGTGTTCTTTGCATTCTTACCAATGTAATCTCTGAAATCATCTCTGAGCTTTAGAGATATTTCTTTAATGAATTTCTCATAAGGTGTCAATGGCATGTTAGCCACTTCCTCAGCAGATATACCTAAAGTAAAATCATCAAGAAAGTCAAAGTCTGCCATTACTTAATATGCGTTTATGTTCTTTTTCATCACACAACTTAAAGTAGTTCATCCAGAACAAAGTCTTTACATAAGGCTGTTGTGTAACTTTGTCCACACTGATTCCCATTTCTTTGGATAATCTATGTACGATAGCTGTCCAATTAAACCACTCTGAATCTTCAGGTCTTGCTCCGCTATCATCATCTCCATCCTCTGTCTCGCCATCTGAATCCCCAAGATAGCGAGCTTCCGCTTCTCGGATAAGTCTAAAAAAAAACTGAAGAAATTTAGAAATTCATCACCAGGGAAATGGTCTTTAAAGATGTTATACCTTTTATCATTAGGATTCAGCACTCTGCCTCTATCATCCTCTTGGTAATATTCCATGCCATTCTCAATGTACATTATTGCCAATGCCTGACATGGATCCTGGCTAATATCTTCAATCAGTTTCAAGTCAATGATCTGACCAGTTGATACATGACCGAAATTCTTTTCAAGTCTATACTCTTGACCTTGAATGGTTATCAGTTCCTTTGGCTCTTTATAATGATAGGATGTTAATAACTTGAGAATATGAGATGATGCCTCTTGAATTGAATCAACATCAGCTCTCTTAATCTTGTTGATTGACTCACCACTGAATAGACTTAGCAACTGACATTGGAAGATTAGGAATTGTGTGATGTCATCCTTATTGTCAGTCATAGCCTCAGCCATCATAAGCCAGCGAGTCATCTGCTCTGGTGTGCAGTCACTGATTGTGTTTGGTAATTTTATTTCAAGTTGTTTCATACTCTCAAAGCCATGTATCTTCCTCGGTTAGCATATTCCTTCCGACAATGCCATGCCAATGCTGTTGATATCACACCATCATCATGTAAACCTGATGGAGCTGAATAAGTCACTGACCTGGTATTTGGATTGTAAATATACGAAAAGTTTTCAAGCTCATCAATCAACCATTGCTCATTGATAATTGAGATTGCAGATTGCTCAAATGCAACAGCTAAATCTTCAATGATGATTGGCTTGGTTTTGGATGTTGTCACAAATGGATGGATTAGATTCTTGCACCTTGTTGATAGCATCTCAAAGAACACATCACCTTGATTGTTGACCTCCACCAATGTGGTTGCATTGTATTGCTTGATGATGGTAGCTACCTTCTCAATTATCTTACTCCACTCATCATGTCTCCATCTGTGAGCTGCAACCATCTGACCATCTTGGTTGATGATAGTTAATACAGTGTAGTCATCAGCTCTACCAATGTCAAGTCCACCATACATCTTTGGAGTCTTGGCTCCTTCACCAATGCACTCATGAACATTCTTGAATATACCACTGGCATTGTCAATGAACTCAGCCAAATACTCTTGCCGGAACACATAGTCAGGCAGTGATCGCTTTCTCTCATCCAATTCTCTTGGATCAATCATAGGATTGTCATAGGATGTGAAATGAAAGTAAGCATATCTGTCATCATAGTTAGGTTGCATACACAACCTATGGAAATGATTCTTGCCTTTCGGTGTTGAGATGAAGATTATCTTCTTGCCTTTCACCAGGACAGTTGCACTCAATACCTCATCCCACAGCTCTGGTCTTGTGAACGCCATCTCATCCACTACCATGTAATCAAATGTATTACCTCGGATGTTGTCTGGTCTCTCACCTGAAAAGAATTCAATGGATGATCCAAAGCCAGTGATCATCAAGTCTGACCTATTGAAAGAGAATAGTCCACTTGCTGATGTTGCTCTCTCCATCTCTGAGAATACTTTCTTGCCTTGCTTATAGACTGGAGTTACCCAAGCAATCTTGCAACCTTTATCATTGATGGCCCACCAAAGTAGTTGATTGATTCCAAGCATGGTCTTGCCAAACTGCCTTCCAATGTTCAGAGCATAATATTTCTCATGACCATGGTTAATGGCATCATGAATCATTCTCTGATTGTCATGTGGTTTGTAACCTTTGACTACACTCATTCAAAGTCAAACTTCTCTACATTCTTAGTCTCAAGTTGCTGGCGATCATGCATCCCGAATTTATTCTTGGCATAGAATATCCCTTTGCCCTCATTGGCTACAATGTTCTTTCCAAGAGCTATGAATTCGCCATCAATATTTTTTATAGTGTGACATTTGTCAGACTCTTCTCTCAGCCATCTATACCATGTCCTCCTATCAATTAACTTCATTCCAAGTTTAATAGGAATCCATATCATAAGAAAGTAATCAATAGTTGGAATGTGTCTATCAGAAACGAGCACAATCTCTCCCTTATTAGAGATCATCTCTTTTTTATTATTAAGGCATTCTTGTATATACTCAAAGCCAAGATCCTCAAGTTGATCTATTATCTCTTGATTATATGCCATATAGATATAGTTATCCTCTTAATATATATTATTGTTCGATTATTTACAATACTTAACATAAAACGTATATGGTAACACTTTCATCTTGGTTAATAACCAAAGGATGATTCTGTACTTTTTAAAGTCATATTTATCAAACTCTGACCTGTCTCTCTTTCTAATGTTCACCAGTCTAAGCATTCTCTCAGCACTTGAGCCAAGCTTTGTGATGTCGAACTCTGACTTGATGTTGAATTGTTCTCTTGCCTGGTCCTTGGTAAGCTTACCACTTCTCACTTGAGCTGAAAGATAAACAATTCTTTTGTCAATTCCAAACTTCTCTGGAAGGAGAAATGAGCCAACGAATTCAGTGTAAACATTCTCGCAATGCTTGCCACCATAATCTTGCCAGTTGATAAGTCTCTTCATCTCAGCCTCCATTGATTCTCTGTCGAATCCATAGTGAAATGGTCTCACATTCTTGATTCCTAATGCAGCATAAAAGAGCTGATCTTTGAAAGTGAATAGAGGATAGTTCTGGAGTCTGAGTCCAGAGTATTTGTTATAAACTGATTGAATGTACTTGGCATCCATATAGGTCCATCCTTTTGGAGTTGAGCCTTCAGTTCTGAAATCATGCCCATTGAGAATGTATTTGATGTTGTACTTGAATGCAGTGTCATACATCAGCTTGGTCATTGCAATATCATTTGGAATATCAGCATCTGGAACACCAGCCCAAAGGAATGCATCATTGAGTCTATCATATTCCTCTTTGTTCACAGTGTATGTGATTGAGTCAACACCAAGGAGCTTGACAAGCTGAGTCATATTGTGAACAGCTTCAGGAGCATTCCAGTGATTATCGAAATGGATAACCAATGGTCTTAGATTCCAATACTTGACAGCAGTATATAACAAAGTTGATGAGTCAATACCTCCAGAGATTCCCATGATGCAATCATAGGTCTTGTTATGACCTTTCTTTTTAATCTCTTTAATGATATGCTTAAGCTCCAAAGGATTGGCTTGTATCTCAAGCTCATCATGGAGATCACAATATTCACATTGTTCAGGACCAATCTTGGCAATGGACTCATCAAATAAACAGCGTTGACATTCTTTCATAGTTCACAAAGTTATGATAAATATTACTAATATACACATTATCAACATGCCGAGTTGAATACTCTCTCATGATTGATTGACAAATATCATCCACTGATCTCCATGGAATAGTTGCTGGCTGATCACCATTGTAGATTGACCTTCTTCCCATAAGTCCCATTTCAATGTTGGTATTTGGACATCCATCATGCTCAGTCAGTCTGAGATTCAGAAAGCATTGAGAATAAACATCCACAAGTTGCTCTTTGGTGAATGTATCATGACCAGCTCTGATGATAGGGATGTTGATTCTTTCTCTGATCTCGTTGATAATGTCTTGACCATAATACTCTGGAGCATTACCAGAATACCAGAATATCTTATCTCCATTAGGCACCAATGGCCAGTGATGTGGGATGACAGCATTGATAGGACACCAGATTGCCTCAATGCCTTTTGATGCAAGAGTCTCAAGTACTTGATGACTGACAGCAATGTTGACTGAGTCCTTCATGAACTTAATCCAATCCTCTGGAAGATCTTTGGCATCTGATCCA